TGTAAACATTGTCAACGTCTTTACTTAGAAGATGATGGAGTCACACCAAAGATATTCAAGTTGAGTGAGCTTATCGCTAATGGAGACAACTATGGACGAAAGACAGCCGATTGGAAACCGACTACAGCGACGACACACCCGAACTGTACATGCCCGATTGCTGTTGTCCCAGATGGGTTTGGTTTTGATGAGCACGGAAATTTAGAATTTATGGAATAGGAGAGAGCTAAATGGCTAAAGTTACGCACGTAAATATTATGAACGATAACGACCAAGTATACTGTCATAAGGTTAAGAAGGTAGTTGAGTTCAGCGAGTTACACCAAAAGTTTCATTGTGAGAACTGCCCGATGTTTGCTGGAACAGCACAGGGTCAAGGGGTTGACTGCGTTTGGGATGATCCTCGTAAGGTATCTAATCCCCACATGGTAACGAATCCGAAAGTTGAAAAAGACTACGTAGCAACGGCTGAAGCAGTTGCGAAGCGTAAGTAAGGGGGAATAAATCATGGCAGCAAGAAATGGATTAGTACCCGTTCAGCGTACCGTAACACGTCACGGGGTAACGTTTCAAACTACAGTTTGGATTAAACCGAAACATTCTAACAGCGTACAGCATGGCTCGCACGTACAGATACCGACTTGGAATTTTAGCTCGTCAGCTGATTTAAAGAATGAGGTTGACCGAATTAATAAAGTGAAAGACCGTTCTGAACGTCGTATTCTGAAAGAGAACTTACTTGACCACATCGAAAACCACATGGGTGTTAAGTGGCAAAAGGTAGCGGATAATGAAGACCGTGCGTTTGCGAGAAATACGATGAAAGCTCTTTCAGCTGCAAAGAAGCACTTAGATAGTCAACCGGCTAAACCAGCCCAACCTGCCCCTTCTCAACCGGCTCAGCAGACAACGTCAGCTCCTGCTGGTAACGGTAAAATGGGTATCACGAAAAAACCAGGAAAAGGCTATATCATGGACAGAGATACATCGAAGAAAATGGCTCGTGATTTCCGTGACCAACATGGTATGGACAACGTAGTTCAGATGTTAAAGGATAACGGCATTACGTGGAACGAGGTTCCTGATGCAGGTCCGAATAACATGCGTGCGTTACGCGCGTTAGCGAGCTTTATGCGTAAGGGTGGAGAACTTGGAGCAACAGCAGGTTCGCAGACACCTCAGCAGAATCCAGCTCAACCGGCTCCGGTATTAAATAACCCGAACCAACCGATGACTCCTAAATCGAAATACGAGAAGGATTCTATTCAACACGACTACGAACAAGCGAAACCTCATCATAAGCTTATCGGGTTGGCTACTGGGGTTATGCCTTTAGATGATGAAACGGCTACGTATCTTAAAGGACTTATCGACACTGGCCAGATGGGCTTACTGGGTGAAGATGGCGGTGGCGTTGACTATAAACTTCCGAAAGCCCTTAATAATGAACTTGATCCTATAATTAGTGCTATCAATAGGGGAGATTACCACCTTGGTGACCAGTCTGCATTCCTGTACGCGAAAGATATGTTTGAAGGTACTCAATATGAAGCAAACTTCAAGGAATACGAAAAGAGCAGAGAAAGTTTCAAGGCTAAATACAAGGAAAAATCCGATGAAATGATGACTGAAGGTGTCAAAGGTATTGAGTCTTCCAGAAAACTTTTAGAAGCATTAAACGAAGTGGATAAAGACTGGATTGACCTTTCAGGTGAAGATTTCCTTGAGGAACTCCATATTAAGATAAGCAACCTTAAAGGTAAAAGTGATGCTGAGATTGATGAAGCTTGGGATAAGTATGGTATGGACGACCTTTTTGCACAAGGGCGTAACATCATGGATGATAACCATTCGACTATGGAAATCTTGGTGCGAGCTGGGATATCCAACGCAAACGCGTTTAGTACAGTCGAGAGTATGCTTACAGGTCCTGGGCAAACTAACATGGGTTCCATTAGACAGGCGTTGATTACTGGCTCACTAACAAAACGAGAAGTATTTGAACGTATGGATAAAGATATGGGTATGACGATAAGCTTGAGAGGTTCTTCACAACCTGTAGCTAAAAACCTTGCGAAGCGTTGGAATACAGGTTCAACTGGGTTATTACAACAAGCTCTTCATGAGCATGTGAACGGTCCTGTGACTAGTTTTTCAGGTAGCTCTCAGCCTATTCCATTCAAACAAAAAGAGTTCTTAAAAATGTGTGATGAAGCTCTTGCTGATTTGGCTCCTATGAAAACTCCAGAGGGTCAACACGTTGAGTACAATATTCAGGTAGCTCGTGGACTAGGTTACGCGTATAACTTTGGAAATATTAAACGGGTTAAACACACACCTGTACCTATGGACGACTTCCTAAGTGGGCGAAGCAATGAGAACATTATCAAAACCCACGTAGGGGCTGAACGTCAAAAGTCCGAAAAGTCTAAGCAGAACTATATTAACAAAGTGAAAGAGAAAACAAATGGTAACTTTGGTAAAATGCTTCGTGACGGGGTTGACCCAACGAAAGTTAAGTTCCCAGATGCAGCTGACATTAAAGAGAAAGTCAAGACAACTCTTATGAAAGTAGGGGCTGAAGAAACGGCTAAAGTTGCGGCAAACGTAGCTAAGTCTCATGACAGAGCCAACCATGGTTCGTTCAAAACGAAGGTTCACGGGGTTTACCGTGTTAAACGAATTTCCTCCGAAGAAAAATATCAGAAGATTAGCAAAGATATTGGTAATGAAGGGTTTTATTATCATGGAACGTCTTTTGATACAGCACAAAAGATTCTAGGTCAGACAGGCGGATTCAAAGTCTTCACAGCTGCTGACGGTAACAAAATTAAAGCCGGAAGTATGTTGGGTTACGGTATTTATCTTGCTAAGCAGTCTTCTAAATCGATGCAGTATGTCGGTAACGGATTCCGTGCTGGTAGTCGTGGTGTACTATTCGTTTGTAAAGCTTCGTTAGGTAACGTTGTTCAAACTAGTATGCGCGGTTGTTCAGCCAACCAACCAATTATGGCGCGTTCGACTACAGATACTGTATTTATGGATAAACCTCACGTTATCAACCCAGAGTGGGCTGTTAAACGAGCTGAGCAAGCTGTACCTAGACTTTGGATTGATGCAGAACGTGTCTGAGGAATCTAAAGGAGGATAAATTATGGGATTCATGGATAGAATTGTGGGCGCTTACAAAGCGCTCACTAAATCTCAAGAAGTTGGCCACATTCTAGGTGAACCATACGAAGGTCAAGTTGATATTCAAAAAAGTGAACCATCACGAGAAATGAAAGCCCTTATGGAAGATCCTATGGGAATGATTCAAGCGATGGGTTATAAAGATAGACAGTTTTCTTTGTCCTATGACATCTTACGTCGAATGGGTACGAAGGATGCTGTCATTTCTTCTATCATTACGACACGTGTAAATCAGGTGTCTTCTTTTACTGCACCGGCTCGCTTTAGTAAAGACGGGCTTGGGTTTGAAATTCGATTACGTGACACAAACGAAACGCCCTCGAAGCAAGACCAAGAAACGATGGTTGCTATTGAGACGTTTCTGGAAAATACGGGCTTTGATAACGATAATGACCGCGATGACTTTGATACGTTCATTCGTAAAATCGTGCGTGACCGACTTATCTATGACCAAGTTTGTTTCGAGATTGTGCCTGACCGAGTAGGTAGACCGGCTGAGATGTACGCGGTTGATGCTTCGACTATTCGACTAGCTTCAGAGAATTTACAGGAAGACAACCCACAAAGCCTTGGGCTGAAAAAGAATGAAATGGTTAAGTACGTTCAGGTTATTGATGGACGCTTACGAGCTTTCTTTACAGCAGACGAAATGGCTTTTGGTACGGCTAACCCTCGAACAGATATGTATATCTCTGGGTACGGCTTCTCAGAGCTTGAAATGCTTATTCACCAAGTAACGTCTCACTTATGGGCAGAAGAATACAACAGCCGTTTCTTCTCACAAGGTGGTACAACGAAAGGTATCTTGAACTTTAAGGGTACGTCTAACGCACCTATTAGCCCACAGCAACTTGATTCATTTAAACGTCAGTGGTTATCACAAGTATCCGGTATGACTGGAGCTTGGAAAACACCTGTTGTTTCAGTAGACGGTCTTGAGTACATTAACGTTTCCCAGTCTAACCGCGAAATGGAATTTGAGAAATGGATGAACTACTTGATTAACGTAGCTTGTGCTGTTTATCAGATTGATCCGGCTGAGATTAACTTCCCTAACCGTGGTGGCGCTGGAAACTCTGGTGGTGGTGGTTTAGGCAACGGTGGGATTGAAGACCGTGTTGAACACTCAAAGGATAAAGGCTTACGCCCCTTACTACGTTACATCGAAGCGTTAATCAATAAGAACATCGTTTCCAAGTTTGACCAACGTTACGTGTTTGCTTTCTCTGGTCTTGACACGAAGTCTGAGAAAGAAGTTGTAGAGCTTGACGAGAAACGTGTTAAGGTTTATAAGACCGTGAACGAAATCCGTAAAGAGCAAGGGCTTCCAAAGCTAGAAGGTGGCGACATCATTCTTGATTCTAACTATATCCAATACTTAAATAATCAAGCCCAACAAGAACAGCAAGAGAAAATGATGGCTCAACAGGGAGCGCAGGGCGATGATGGCCAAGGGTTTGGAGGAAAAGATGTCTCGGATGATAAAGACGACTCCAAAGATGACTCCGATGATGGCTTTGATTGGGATGACGACGAAGATGACGATGAAAAAGAGGATACAAAGAAATCTATCAGCTCAGAGAAACTGACTGAGAACGTCAAGTTCCTAACGATAGAATGGGATGACTAACAAAATAAAATAGTTTGTTGGTCTTCCGTATATTGTATGTGTCTAACCTATAACGCTTCACTGTAAGGTGGTGAGAAAAATGAGCGGAGAATTATTTAAGTTCTTTCTTGAAGCCGATGTAATCAAGTCAGAAGCGGAAGAGGGTAAACGCATTATTCGTGGTTATGCTTCTACGCCAGCCGATGATAGACAAGGTGAAAGCTTAGTCCAAAAGGGCTTAGACATTTCAGACTTCGTAACGCATGGCTGGTTAAACTACGACCATAATAATGAGATTATTCTTGGTTATCCAACTGGTAACACGCATATTGATGACAAAGGTTTATGGGTTGAAGGCGAGCTTTTAAAGGGTGTGCCACAAGCCGACAAACTTTGGGATTTAGCGTTAGCCCTTAAAAAGTCGGATGCTCCTCGAAAACTAGGTTTCTCTGTAGAAGGCAAGGTGCTGGAACGCAAAGGCAATTCTATCTTGAAAGCCAAGATTTATAACTGCGCGTTAACACCAAACCCTGTTAATACAGAAGCAACTTGGGAAGCTGTCGTAAAATCATTCAGACCAGATTCTGATATTGATATTGCGAAAGGGCTAGAAGCTGGTTATGCCACAACTCCAGAAACACAAACTAATGGCGGTGCTTTACGCAAAGAAAGCTTAGAAAGCAGTATCAAGAATTTAGCCGATAACTTGCATGACTCTTCTAAATGGCAAGAGGTTCGTAGAAACCTCGCTAATGGAGGAAGTGTGAGTAAATCCGAAATGCTTGTGTATTTACAGCTTTCCAAAGGTTTCTCACGTGACCAAGCTCTTAGTATTTTGGATAAATATTAATGGAGGTGCAAGAAATGACATTTGAAGAAAAATTAGCAAAGTCACTAGAAGAAATTGACGCGTTAGCAGATTCAATTCTTTCTAAGTCTGACGAGCCTGAAAAAGTCGAAGAAGAAGACAAAGTTCAAAAAGGTGTAGCACCTGATGAAATCTCTTCTGACTCTGACGACGCTGGTAAAAAAGAAGGCGACGACGATGAGGACGACAAAGAAGGCGACGATGACAAGAAAGATGATGACAAAGGCGATGACGCTAAAAAGTCAATCACTGATGAATTTACTGGTAGCGAAGCTATCTCAAAAGCTATGGACGTTTCAGACTTCCTTGCTGAGTTCACTCGTGTAAACGGTGACGTTTTAGATAACTTACGCGAAGACATTCATAAATCTCTTGAAACTTCTACTCATACTGCGACTATCCTTGCGAAGTCTTTTGGTGCGATTATGAAGTCTCACGAGGGCTTAGAAGGTTTAGTAAAATCTCAATCAGCTCAATTAGCAGACCAAGCAGAGCTTATTAAGTCTCTACAAGGGCGCGTTGAACACGTTGAGAAGCAACCTACAGTCCGTAAATCAGTTATTAATACTATGGAAAAATCTTTTGACCATAGCGCTGGTATTACGTCTGAGGCAGAGCCTAAACAAGAAAAGTTAAGCAAAGGTGAGATTGCTGAAAAGTTATCTAACTTCGCTTTATCTGGTGAACATGGTGTCGTAATTAAAGACGTTATTGACTTTGAGTCTAACGGTTTCTTACGCCCTGAAGTTAAAAGTTTATTAGAACAATAATTTAATCGGAGGTGCTTGACATGGAATTTGAAAACGGATTTGGAATGGGATCTGGTCAACAGGTTTCTGACCTTAACAAAGCATTATCAGCTGGCTACGCTACATCACCTGATACACAGACGAATGGTGGCGCGTTCCGTGTTGAATCATTAGAAAGTTCTTTAAAAGTATTAACGTACTCTGACCAACATATTAAGTTTTGGAAGAAAATTCCAAAGAGCAAAGCTACAAATACTGTTGAAGAGTACAACCAATTAATCAGCTACGGTTCTGAAGGCGGTGGCTTCTTAACTGAAGGCGAATTACCAGATACTCAAGATTCTACTTACCAACGTAAAGCTAGCTTCGTTAAATTCATGGGTGTTACTCGTGAAGTAACGCATCCTATGACTTTAGTGAACTCAGCTCACGGTGACGTAGTTTCTCGTATGAACCAAGACGGTATCCTTTGGATGCTTAAGAAAATTGAAAATGGTTTATTCTGGGGTGACTCGAAGTTAGGTGCTGGCGGTACAGAATACGTAGAATTTGATGGCTTGGATAAATTAATCCACCCAGAAAATACTATCGACCTAGCTGGTAAACATTTAGAAGAGAAACACGTTAACTGGGGTTCTCAAATGATCCTAGAAAACTATGGTATCGCAACTGACTTGTTCTTACCATACGAAGTATTTGCTCAATTCCAACAAGAGTTCTTCCCTAAAGAGCGTGTTATCATGCCTACTACTGGTGGAACTAAGGCTGGGGTTGTAGTTGACCAATTCCAATCTCATGGTGGTCCGATTAACTTCGATCCTAACTTATTCTTGAAGAAAACGAAAGAGCTTCCAACTCAAGCGACTTCACCAAAAGCTCCTGCTGCTCCTTCTGAAGTAACAGCTGCAATTGGTACATTAGCTGACGCTGAGTTCGCTAAGTCTGGTGCTGGTGTTTACACTTACTACGTAACAGCTGCGAACAAACACGGTGAGTCTACTCCTGTAAAAGTTACAGCTCCTGTAACTATCACTGGTGCTGACTTAGTTAAAGGTATTACATTAACAGTTAAGAATGCTGCTGCAACAGTATACCCTGTTGATTACCTTACTATCTATCGTACTGAAGCTGACCAAGCTCAAGCTTACCAAATCGCTCGTGTTGCTGTAACTAGTGCAGCTGCAAATGCGGCAACAGTAGTAACTGACCGCAATGACACTATGCCTAATACGTATACTGCGTTCATGGGTGAAATGTCTGAGCAGATCCTAGCGTTCAAACAGTTGACTCCGATGTTAAAAATGGACTTAGCTACGCTGGCTCCTTCGTACAGATGGATGATACTTATGTACGGAATGCCCGTTTTATACGCGCCACGGAAGTTCTTGCGATTCAAAAACATCAAAGCTGAATTATACAATGAGCCACGTTTCTGAGTATAATTTGGAAACTTTGTTTATATAATAGAGTAAGGGTTAATTCCCTTACTCTATTTTTATTTTAAAGGGGAATTTATATGAGCGAAAAATATGTTGAGTGTCAGATATGTAAAAAGAAAATGAAATGGATTCAAAATAAACACCTTGCCTCCCATGGTATAACCACTAAAGAATACAGAAAGATGTTCCCAAATCACCCAAACAAAACCTCTGGTATGCAGAAGAAAATAGAAGAAACTCGTTGGGGTGACGACTATGTAACTAAACACCCAAAGGTAAAGAAATGTTTTCGAGACGGTTGTGAAACGCAAGTAGCCGAGAAGAACAAATACTGTTCTTACAGTTGCAGAGCAAAAGATAAAGCTAATAGCGACCTAAACCCGTTTAAAACTCCAGAAACCAACCCAGGATACAAAACCGGCTCTAGTAGCAGTTGGCGACGACAAAGAAAGAAACGAGTTGAGATGGATAACTACGAGTGCGTAAGGTGTGGTAAAACAGGGCTTGATGGAAAGGCTCATAAATATAGTGTTCACCACATTATCCCTAAACGATGTTTTACTCTTGACAACTTGGATGACCGTGATGATGTGTTTAATACAATAACTCTCTGCGGTATATGTCACAAGGAAGTTGAGTCAAGCTCTTTCTGGTTATTGGTTCGACTACTTATAGAGAAGGGTGTATCACGAGAAGAAATCACCGAGTACCTCCGTAACGAGATAGAAACGAACGCTCCCTTTGAAGCCTTTATTACTAAAAGTACAGAAGAATAGTTCCGAAATTATACTCAGGTAGGATTATACCTGAGTTTTTCAATGCCAAAAAATTAATGGAGGGTTTAATATGCAATTAAAAAATGAGAAATACGCAGGTCAAGCTAACGCAGTCGTAACAGGTTTTGGTACGTTATCTTTTGATGGACACGGTATTGTAAATAACCCGAAACTATCTGAAGAAGCTATGAAGTTA